CCTACAGTGACGCCTACAGTAACGCCTACAGTGACGCCTACAGTGACGCCTACACCTTCGGGCGTGTCTTTTTGTTGGGTAGGAGATACTACGGATTGGTCTGTTTTTGGGTCTGAGTCGAACCCGTATTTTGACGGAACCTGTTTTGTTTATGGTGAATTCGGTTCGTCAGTTTCAACTAACCCGATAGAATATTCCGGTTCGGGGGTTTCTTTGTCTCACGGTATAAGATTCGAACTGTTGTTGTCCGGACCGACACCCAATATTGACGTAGATATACAAATTAATGCTAATAGTCTAATAGGACCAACTGTTGTTGACACAGTTGAACTAACAAACGGTGTTCCATTTGTATATGAATTAGATGAAACTTCTGGCCTGTTCGATGGTGTTTCTTCATTAGACCCCGCGTCTATATCAGTAAGCTACACGAGAATAGATAATTATGATGTCGTAACCATTTGTAATATTGAAGCTAGAAGCCAAGATTGTGCCCCTTAAATAGGAACAATTCTAGTGAATATTGATGTCCATATAATTAAAAATGACCGAGGATATCTTGACGAATGTTTGGAAAGTTTGGAAGGTTCTCCGATAAATCTACACTTTGTTGATTATGTAGACGGAAATCACGGAAAAGCCAGAATAAAAGGATTCATGCAAGGACATTCCCCGTATGTTTCTTGTTTCGATGATGATGACATTGCTGTTCCCACAGTGTTTGAGAGAGCATTGCGGGTAATGGAAAAGGGCTATACCGCATATTACTCCAATCATTACTATCTAGACGAAAATAGACAGGTAAAAGGCAAGCGCTTTGGCAAGATTGCAGCAAAACCGGGGATGGGACAGGCTGCACAAATGCATCACGTTGTTGTCTATAGGAGGGACGTAATACTACCCGTGTTACACTTGCTAGATGGAATATATGCATCAGACCAGCTTTTATTAAACCTAAAGGCAATATATGATGGGAAGGTATTGGGTGATCCATTCATGGGAATGTATTGGAGGATTCATGAACACAATTTACACAAAAGAAAAACTTTTAATAACAAAAACAACCCCAAGGAATGGCAAGATGCGGTAGAATACTATAAAAATGAGATACAGAAAAGAAATGATTGATGTGCATGTAATTCAAACAGGTCGAAAATATGCCAAAGAATGCTTGGACAGTTTGCACGATGAGCCTATAAATCTTTTTTTGTCAAAATTTATCGAAGGTCGTATAGGATTAGCCAGAGTTAAAGCAATCATGGAGGGAAATTCCGAATTTGTATCTTTTGTGGATGACGACGACATATTGGTCCCCGGCACTTTTGGAATAGCTTTAGAAGTTCTCAAAAAAGGATATTCGGCCTACTATACTAATCATTTTGTAATGGATTCGGAAAAAAAAGTTTATGGCAAGTGGTTTCACAAACCAGCTAAACCAATCGGTTTTTCCCAAAATATACAAATGCATCATGTAGTAGTTTATCGTAGAAGTATAATCGAACGTGTGTTTGATTCGACCGCGTTGGCCAGAACAAGCGAAAGAACTCTATTCAACCTAGCATCAATCTATCACGGGGTTGTATATGGCGATGACAGAATGGGATTATACTGGAGAGTACACGACGATTCCGCACACAACGTGAAATGGGAAAACCCGAAAGAATGGCATATAGAAGTCGATAGATATCAACAAAAAATATTGAACAAACAAAAGAAGTAAATGATATGTCTGAATTAATAGACGAACTTGCAAAAGAGGTTGGGGGAAAAGACATCTACATCATCGGGGGTGGAAAATCTTTCAATCCTTCAGCAGAATATGTTACCAAAATTCCTAAAGACAGAACCATTTGTCTTAATTCTGCGCTACAAGATTTCGACACATGCCTCGCTTGTATGTTTATGGATTCCAGTTGGCAAGGAAATAATAAAAAACTTTTGGATGAAAGAAGACAGAAATACGCACTAAGAGTCAATCTAGACCGAAGAGTACATACACCACAAAGAAATGACTATATTATGTATTTGCGAAATTCTATGATATCCAGATGTTCTTTTGGACCAAACTACAGATTAAAGAGATATGACGTGTGTGGTAACAATATAGGGGTGTGTGCTATCGATCTCATGGATCAAATGGGGGCAAAAAACATCTATCTCTTTGGCTTTGACTGCACTTCTGATGGAACTTCGTCCCACTATCATAATAGATACAGGATCGTGGTCAAACAAAAAACATATGATGATAAGCTGATACCCTGCTTCAACTCTCTCGCCGAACATTTAAAGAAAAAAGGAACACACCATCGAGTCATCAACTTCTCACGACCAACCAATATAACTTCTTTGCAGTCAAAAAGTCTGGAAGATTTCGATTTTCCCTAATGGTTTTTGGATGTCCTAGGTAGTCTCAACCTAGGACATCGTTGCGTGATGGTAAATCTTAGACACTGAACGGAAAATTGATAGCCGGAAGAGGGTCATAATCTGATATAACAAAAGAATCTTTCGTTGCGTTTTCACAAAATTCTCTCAGGTTATCATAAGTAGGGACTTTTATAGTTGGTGAAGGTTTAATTTCACGCTCCATTTGTTCCCGGAAAAGTTCTATTTGGTCCTCATAAATGTGGATGTTGTGCATTACGTGAGAAAGTTCTCCAGTCTTCAGATTGGTCATGTTAGCGACTATACGGAGTAGCAGGGCGTAGCTTGCTATGTTGTACGGGACTCCCAACGGGTAGTCACAAGACCTTTGGACCATAGTCATGTGTAAGTATCCATCCAAGATTGTAAACATATATGTAATATGACACGGAGGGAGTGCCATTTTGTCCAGTTCACCGGGGTTCCAATGGGTTACAATCAGTCTACGATCATCGATACCTTTACTGATCTTGGAGATGCACATGGACAACTGATCGACACTTCCACCGTCTGGTCTCTTCCAATCTCTAGCCTGTACTCCGTAAATCCTACCAAGATCATCTTGTCCTTTTCTGCTTGGATTATTTAACCACTGCTCGTTGTCGTTTGCGTTCGCATCCCAAATTTTGCAGCCCTCTTCTCTAAACAGAGCGGCGCTGTCGTGTCCTTTAATGAATCCTATCAGTTCTGCCGCAATAGGACGAATATCCATCTTCTTGGTCGTAAGAAGTGGAAATGCATCGGTATCGGACATATCATATTTTGTCATCTCGGCTCGTATAGTGAGACACCGTTTTCCGGTTCTTTTGTTGTAAACCCAAATACCCTCTTCTAGAAGTTTTTGTCCCACTCTATTGTATTCTCCGTCGAAAAATACTGAATTTTGTTTCTGCATTAATTTTTGTACCTCTTGATAGCATTCTTGTCCCACAAGGTAATAATCCATTTGTGACAAGCATTGAAAATCCAAATCGCCACAATGCTCTTTAATCTTGTCCAAACACTTCGTGTTCATTGTTTTTACCATTTTTCTGGGAGTATTTACATATTTTATAGACTTGTGACAACTGGAGTCAAATATAATCCCAAGTTATAAATAAAGATAGACAAGTTATCAAACAAATCCATGAAAGAACGTATTAACGTAGAATTCAGTACGCGAGTTGTACTCAATGAAATCAACCCGGATACCGGCGAAAAATTGAACCTTTTAGATAAAAGCAACGCCGTTCATTCTCAAAATATGGCTAGGGTTATTGCTAAAGGTCTGGCCAACGAACCAAACCATTTCATACACAGAATAGCTTTTGGGAACGGCGGTAGTTTCACTGACGCGGGAGAAGTCACTATATTAAACCCTCCTAATGACGGTACCAGAGGTGACGGTTGGGAATCTAGACTCTACAACGAGACTTATTCTGAAATAATCGATGAAGGCAACTGGGAGTTAACCGCAGGGGAATATGAATTTTTCGAAAATAGTGAATTTGGTACGGACCCCGGTTCATATGGACCGAATTCTACCCGACCGGGTGGTGGCGCTGTTCCTAGTGATGACCCCGGTGGTGGTGGTGTTACTTCTGTAGAAGTGGGACGAAAATCTAACATTGTTGCCAGAATGTTCATTAATCAAAACGAACCGACCACGCAATTGCCGGGAGTGACAGTAGATAGCACTATTACCGACTCGGAAAAAACTTTTGAATTCGATGAACTAGGTTTCTACACACGCGGCCAACCCGCTAGTGCTAGTCCCGCCGAATCCGTCGTGAATGTCAACAATAAGATATCTAGCGACTCAATCCCGGCTTCTATGTTTGGCAATTTCTACAATTTCAACTACGAAGTACAGGGCCAAGCTCGCACGGTAGAAATAACTATACCCGGCTCCGGTTCTGGTTCTGGTGGAGAAGTTACCTACGGTGATCTCTGTGAGGGAATAAACACTGGTGCTTGGTTAACTGGTGGCGATACCACAGAGTTGGACAACGATTTGACTGTTTTGATCACGGACCAAGAGGGAGGGTCTACGTATTCTACGATTTCTGGGGAAGAGACATTCGGAAATTTGGTATTTAGAAGTGTACTTCAGGGTTCCACTGCAACATTACAATTAGAGTGCTCTAATTCTGGTAGTGATTTTCTATTTGCGTTGACCGGCGATTGTACTAAAGTTGATACGTCATTAAGTACCGGGGTTAATGCTGGCGTACAAAACGATGCGGCAAATCCCGGTAATGAAAGAGAGCGACTACTAACTCATATAACATTTTCGCCTATCCTTAAAAAGGCCAACAGAATAATTGAGATTGAATATACCCTAACTGTTAGTGTTTCTCAAACACAAAGCACTTCGACTCGACTGGAAAACGTTTAACTCTCTTTTCTGGCAGAAGCCGGATAGTGTACAAACCTGTGATGTGTAATAGGGGATGCCAACAGGCATCCCGCTTTTATGTTCCCCGTCCTAATTTCTTTTTGGGTGTTTGTCATCAACCCGGCCTCATGAGAAATTTTGTGACCCATGAATACTTTTCGACTACCTTCTTTGGAAAACAAAATGGGCCAGTTGCAATAAAAAAACTCTCCCACCATATAAGGTAATCCCCTATAAGAGCCACCGTAAAACATTCTTGTTTTGTCGGCATCTACTTCATCATTCTCTAAATATGTCTGTTTTTCGTTCCCAGAAATATTGTGCCATGTCCAGTTTTTAAAGTTGTCACCAAAAAACTCACTAAAAGTGAGTTTTAAATAGTCTAACTGGTTTTCTTCTAGAATTGTAGTGGCCTTGTTAAAAAGATCGGAGTCTTTATTTTTGAAACCAGTTTTGCATATTCCATCTTTCTCGTTCATGACCATATCATCTTCAAAGAAAATCATGTAACGATGCTTTGATTCATTAAAGTGTTCTGCGGCGAATCTTCTACCACCAGTGATTCCAATGTTATCAAACTTGAACTGGTGAACGTTGTATTTTTCACACAGTTTGGAATAGGCGGAATCGTGCTTACGATCTGTAGAATTGTTGATCAAATACTTCTTACTCTCTCCGAAGAATCTCTTGAACGTTCTATCAAATATCTCAAACTGCTTTTCGATTTGCTCTGGTGCGTTAAAGGTTAAAAAGTACAGGGCCATGTCTTCGGATTCTGATATCTCTATCTTTTTGAGGTCTTCAAAGAACTTGTATATCAACCCATTCGGCTCAATCATCTCTACGTTGAATAAATCCTTGTTTGTGTATGAGATAATAGTGAATACACTTTCCTCCGTCCCCATGTAGCCATTTTCTAGGGTGGTTTGGAGCATATGATAATAAACCCCGTTAACTCGCTCTATGGAGGTCTTAGAGCCTCCAAAAAAGCCTCCACGACAAACATACTTCGTATCGGTACCGGCGTATTTGTCCATTCCTGACTTTTTAAAACCGTGGACCTCGATTTGTCCGTCATACGGGAAAGCCAGATATAGCATTTTATTGTTCTGAACTTTTCGTATTAAACGCTGTTCGAAATGTGGTTCATCGAAATAACCAAGATTTAAAGTGTTTGAAATTCCAGCATCTATCCAGAAAAAATAGTCCGCGTTGAAATGATTCCATATAGCAGAATCATTGAGCATGAATTGCTTACTCATTACTAAAGGGTTGTAATTTTCCAATTTTGCTTGTGGACTATTTTCTAACCATCGTGCCTGTTTATACCAACTCGGATTGCTTCTAACCTGTTCTATCTGTTTTTTGAAAGAACTTTCTACGGGTTTTATAACAATATGGGTGTTAGATTTATTCCTGTACTTCCAAATAAAGTCTTCTAATTTTTTTTCACAAAATATCACCAAGTTTATGTCTTTTTCCAGAAGTTTCTTAAAAGAATTTAAATAATGTTCCATATTTCTAGAAAATGACTCATTTAATTTGTCTCTTCCTAAATCATAAAGAGCCGTTACGTATGTTATGTTTGGTTTGGTACCCATAATTAGTTCTCTGAATAATAGTTACAACCCAATTCCGCCAAAAAAGGACAGCTATCCATTATAGTATCTGACCGCATATTTATTTGATTTGGACTCGGTGACCAGAATCTTTCTACGCTATCTAAATCAGCAACCGTACAATATTCTAAAACTTCATCCACATTAGAATCTTCAAATTCTGGCCACACCGAATAGTAATCTTGGAATTTGATGTTATCTCCCATCAAACGATTATCATAATGATATGCTATGGCCGGAATTCCATATGCATGTGCAGTAATCAATCCATGTAGGCTAGTACTTATTATTCTCTCGCATAAATTGACCTGATCTATATAATTTTCGAAATTTTTACCGTAACGGGTACTCGGATCAATTATGTGATAATCTTTTTTTAGCTCTTTAACTTCTTCAACTATTCGATCAAAATGTATTTGGTGTGGTATTAAACCTACTTCGTATTTTTTATTTTTGTTACTCGGCTTGTAAAACTTGGACAGTGCTATAGCCGGGTCCCCCAAGGGTACGTCTTTTCTTATCTTGTTTGCGGAGTGTTTACCCCTAACTAAAAAAAATATTCCATCTGGTTCTACATTTGTCGAAGCACTTATTATTCCGCTACCCCCAACCATTGTATTCCGCTTAGTACCAACTCCCAATATGGAGCCTGTGGAAATTACTTTATATTCCTCGTTGTGATCTACTCGTTGAAAGGGTATTCCCATTTTATTAAGCATATATGGAAAAACACAATCCCCGAAATTAGAACCTGTAACATAGTTGACTTTCAAAACTCTCATGTTTGTACTTATTACCCCCTACAATCGCATATTGCAATATTCTAGCATGTTTTCCACCCGAGAACACTATTTCAATTGAAGTAGAATTATTTCACCCCAACGTGTTAATTTCTAAACATCTTTTTTTACTTTACCCAACCAACCCCTGCTTTTACTATGTGGCCACAATGTATAGCTTTTAGGTATTCTGGTAGATACAAATATAAACCGGTAGTCAATCCAACCATTGTCTGAATTTATGTGTCTTTTAAATTCATTAGAACTTAAATCTTTTCTCTGAATTTCTACTTCACCAGAATCGTGTGCTCCCACATAACAGAAATCTATGTCGTCTATAAGTTTACCATCCTCAAAACATTTTGGAAACTCGTTTTTATGGACACATATTCTGATGTCGTTGGATCGAGCAAAAGAGTTCTTCCACTCTTCTTCTGTCTCATACGGGTAATTCACTGGGGGTTCAGTCTGATCTAATGTCGCTTGCTGGACCCCCCGGTATTCGAAGCTAATACCCGCATACTCTTCATATTCTCGAACAGTTCTTTCTGCCCCGAATCCATACTTTCCAAAATCAATTTGATTAGGGTTTTCTCCATCCATCCCAAATAAGATTTTATTCCTCTTGTGACAAAGTTCATTCCGCTCTACCCAGTCTTTTTCAATCACACCCGTTTTCTTCATGTCGGTGGTATGATCGTCCCAGACCTTGGTTCTTCCCTTTCGAGTATATTCGTGCCATGCTACGATTTTATGTGGCGTGTATAGATCATAACCATGAGTGAACGCCCTAGCCGCGATAGATATTTCTTCCCCGTGGAAGAAGTATTCGGGATCATGTTGAACATCAACTGCAAAGCTCCCATCCGCAAAGGCAAAATGGCCCGAATAGAATCTAGCCCTGATAGGTTCTTTCTTCTCTTTCCAATCCTTCATCTCGGATGGAATGAAGAATACTGGACTCTCTGGGATAAAGCGATCAAAGTTGGTTTGCCACGGAACTTGTACTCTTCCTTCCGGGTCTTTCTCCGGATTATAAGAAGGAATGTATCCGGTAAGAACCGGCTTTTTAGAATGTTTTTTGCACTGGTTTAGCATGTTAATTAGAATAGTGTCCCAACCCTCAACGAACCTGTGATGGGAATCGAGTTGAAGAGTGTAGATTTCATCAACATAGTGTTGTTGTATCATGTGTCTAGCCCAACATGCACCCCGTGCCAAAGTGTAATCAACGTCAATAAAGTCGATGACTGCACCCCGCAATTCCGTTCTTAGAACATGGAAATCTGTCACAGTTCCGTCAACCTCTGCGTGATGGTATGTTAGTACCTCGGTTATCTCTATTCCGGCGTCAAGAAAGTCTTCCGTGGCTTGTTCCTCACCATGCTGCCAGCATACTACTATCTTAAGGTTCTCCGGCCTGTCTGCCTGTTTGGTTATGTCGATTAGAGTGGGTATTAATTCAGGATCACGATAGCTTGCTATTTGGACGAAGATTGTTTCTTTCATGTCTTGCCTTTACAGTATATTTCTTATTTATTTAGGCAAAAAAAGAGAGGGCGAAAGCCCTCTCTCTCATCTAACCCCCGAGGCAGTGGAGGTATATTTTAGGAGTTAGACGACTTCTTGGGTCTTCCCGGACTCTTTTTCGAAGTAGAGGTTGAAGCTGAAGCCGCCTCAGTATTTTTGGAAGATTCCTGTACCTTTTGCGGCGGTCTCTGTTGAACTATAGGCCGACGCATACCCTGTCTTGCAGAAGAAGGTGGGATGATCTGACCGGACGCCGTTCTAACCTGTACTAACTGGTGGAAATACTCCAGAGCATTAACACCATTTTTAAGGGTGGTCTGTGCCATCAAATCCCATAGGGGGTATTGGTCCGCGTTTCGCTTAGAAAGAATCTGACGCATTCTACTTCTGTCTATTCTATCAAGATCTTCTTCCTTGATGAAGTAAACGTCTCCATTGCTTTCTTCTTCCTTGACGATTACCACGTTGTATCCAATTCCGTTACCATATAGGTCCATAGAAACGTAATGTCTGTATTTCATGTTCTTTAACTCCTTTTAAATAGTTCCAGTGAACAATTTTGAATTTCACGATTATTTAGTACTTGAAAAAAAGCGTGAAATTTGGTATACTACTTTTTACATTAGGAGAAATTTATGAAACAAAAAATATACAGAGCCGGGATGATTCCGTTCTTTGTCCAAGAAGATGGGACTGTTTTAATGAACTTTATGGTTCCCAGTGATCAAACTTACGGTGGTAGTGATCCTCAGTTTTGCAAAGGTAGAATAGAAAATGGAGAAAACCACGAAGATGCCGCAGTGCGCGAGGCTGAAGAAGAATTGGGACTAAAAGAAAGTAACGTATTGTGGTATTATTATTTAGGTGAATTCTTGGGAAGAACCCATTTGTACATATGTGAAGTTGAAGACATCAATGATTTTAATAAGCCACATTATGAAACAGAAAGTACCCATTGGTTGACTTTAGAGCAGTTTCAAGAAATAGGCAGGGTTTTACACAGACCTATCATCAGAGAAGCTCATTCCGCTTTTGTGCAAATTAAGAAGAACGAAAACTCAGATGAATATGAAGAAATCGAAACCCATTAATTGAAACTATTAATAGGTACTTCCACAAGTTCAAGAGACACCTCGGAAAGAAAAGCTCCGGGGTTTCTTATTAAGTACTCGTCGGGTCTTCCACTACCATAAAACTGCTCTCCGTGAGTGTCGACAACATCCACCCAATCAAAATCTTCATGCATCTCATAAATTTTTAAAACCTTAAAGTCTTCGTCTCGTAAAGTGTTTATGACAGAAATTGTAGTACCAAAAGCGTACACATTGTAAAACGCTGGATTTGGGTATTGTGCAATATAGAAATATTGTTGTCTTTCTTGTATATGATCTAGCCGATGATTTATTCTGGTTCCTAGAAAATCGGTCCAAGTAAACCACTCACCAGTCTTTTTGTAATGGATATCTGGTCTCGCGGGGATGTCTTCCGGCTTTTGTCCGGTCTTGCAGAAAGCATGCCATTGTACCAAGGAGGTAAATCCTAAATGATGGGCGTATGTTTTAGCATCTTCATAGGGTCTAAATTTCTTAGTGCGATACTGTGGAACTGATTCGTTGTAGTTTCCCAAATAGTACCCCCACCCCTTCCATTCTTTGAGGTACGCCCTATCCGGTCTCTTGGGTATTCTGGCCGGGGCATGGAACTCATACCATTTCAGATAATCTCGAAATGACTGGATGTTTTCTTGGCGAACAAGAGCCACGGCATCCTCAAAAGGCATACATATTTTGGGCCTTCCGGGTGTACCCTTCTTCTTTTTCTTTCTGGGTCTTCCCCTAGGATTCTTGGATTTCTTGGGCATTCAAAATAAATACTACAACTGAGGATATTTATCCATGCAAAAAATAACCGATTTCATCTTAGACTTTGCCAAAGCCTTTGATTCTTTGAGGATAATTCCAAGAATCTTGTTATTCATGTATGGCGTCTTAGTATACAACATGTACCAGTGGTACAAATCTATTAGTCTTTTTGAAGAAACCCGTTGTGATAACAACATCTTGAAAACGCTAATAGATGCAGAGATAGACCCAGTACAAGCCACAGAGATGGCCTGTACCGTCATTGCAGTTGTAGGAGGTCCGACCGTCTCGCAAACCAGCTTCGTAACCATTATCGTAGGACTGTCTACTGCCGTCATCGGCCTTTACCTAAATTCCGGACCCAAATGGAGCTTCACGAAAAGTAAAAGCGATTATTATCAACCAGAATCAGATCAGCGTTCGGTTAGACCCGAAAATGAACAAAATTGGTTTGGTGGCGGCGAAACCAGAAGAAAAGACGGCGAATAGATGCTAATACGGTTTATTGGCTAGAGTATCTGTGATTCTGGTCATCGAAGAAATGACATTTTTCATGTCGTTTTTTCCCAGATATCTCAAAAAGTATGGTATACTCATTTTTTTCTTAGAACACAGTTCTCGTTCAATTTCATCAAATATCTCTTCTTTGATTTCATCAGGTTGCGATTCGAGATCCAGTAGCAAACGGTTTTCTTCAAAAAGGTCTCTTACTTTGAACTTCACGTTTGTGTATTCTTCCTTGTGTTCGTCATAAATGGTTTCCTCAAACTCATGTTCCATCAAATTCTGCATTTTGTAATCATCATAAAAAGCTTCTACGAGTTTTTTTCTTTGAAGCCTCGGATAACTAGACCGAACATTGTCTTTGCTGTCACCACGGATGCACTTTTCAAAAATGTATAAGTCGGGGTCATTGTTGAAATCTTTTAGACTTCTTTTTTTTCCGTTTTTTAGTGGGTTTACAATTTCGACATTTTCGTGTCTGAGAAGTTGGATATAGTCTTTGTCTGAAGAAACCAACTTGAGTTCAACCCCCGGCTGGCCCCCATAAATTTGACAAACCCCACCCACGAAATCATCGCATTCGATCCCGTCTTTACACAAAACAAACAGTTTAGTGTTATTTCTGAGGGCGGCTGCAAGTTCGTCTATTTTCTGGTCCAAGTATATTTTAATTTCTTTCTCTTTCTTAGACAATTTTTTTGTACGGTTCTCTTTGTAGACTTTATTGGTTATGGCCGCTGTTGTCTTTGTATATTTTTTTCTCCAATTTGACAGAGAATCAAAACACAGAATGATCGTGGTTGGTTTATAATTCATTCTCAGATAATTTAGCCGTAAAATGAATTGAGATATAGCAAGATCGACAGCCGCCTTTCCACCGTCAAAACCCTTATTGTTGTGAAATTCGATATGTATGAGGTTGTTAGAATCAACCACTAAGAGACGGTTCACGCGTTCTTGATCCCTTCTAAATCTTCGTGTGACATGACCTCTCCATGCTCCCCAACCAGTTTGGAGAAGTACGCAGAAATTAAATCTTCCTCAGATTGGGCATTGAACCCCATTCTTCTAAGCTCTTGAATCATAGCCTTGTTCCAATCAAATTTGACTTTGACTCTTCCGTCAGAGGTGAGTTCAGTCATAAAGTCCGCCCACGGTTCGTCTGAATCTTTCATGATTCTTTTGTTCTCTTCATACTTCCTGTAACCTTCCATCTGAGAGTTGATGCCTTCCAAAATGTCACTCATTTCGCCGAAATTGGATTCGAGTTCTTGTGTCATGCATATTAAATCTGTTTCTAGTGCTTCGATTTTCTCTTCTAGTGCTTCGATTTTCTTTTTATTACCAAACATAATTATTCACCTTTGTAATTTTAGTCTACGCCCGGAAATATGTATACGCTCAACCCGGATATGTTCAAACACATGACACCTTTCCTAGAAATTCTTATTTCTGATTCTTGACTTACTGCTTGTGTGAGTAAGGGAATAAGAATTTTGAATATGTACGAGAATTTCATTTCTTCTTCCGCATCATCGTTTAACACATTTAATTCTGCATCCAGTTCTTTTTTTAGAACATCACCCTCTACGTCTACTATACGAACGGAAATGGTTTCTCCGTCTTCCGACGAAACCTCAAAATGATCCGCACCCATTGCACTCAAACCTCTTTTCAAAATGGCAAGTTCCTCTTTATCCAAGGTAAATTGATAGTCAATTGGGTCGTTAAACTTTTTGGGCCACCGGTTTCGTGCAACGATAGAAGGATTACCACAGCGAACTTCTACCGAAGTCTTACCACCTTTCAAAATTGCCTTTGTAACAAAATGATCGCCAGCGTCATTTTCTTTGGTTTCCACAAAAATGTCAAAGTCTATATTAGAGGCTTCGAACATCTTTATTCTAGGTGCAAAGGAATCTACTCTATTCATAAACATTTCGTCAAATTCCAAATAATCAAAGTCTCCCGGCTCGATAACATAGACCGCAAAATCATCTTGTTTTGCTCTTATGCCTTTTTTATCGATCATTACCGCTTCGATCTTTACCATATTACAGTATTTGGCGGCAGCGACAACAATGTTCTTGCTGTCTTCTGATAATTTTATCATCCATTATTTCCTTAATGTTTCTTAAAGTATAATACCTTGTGATCTAAAATTCAATGAGTTCGTCCGCTAGTGTGTTTCTGCTGTTCGGCACAGCTTCGCCAATGGCATCTAATATGTTTTTAATGGGCTGGTCTACCAGAGATTTTATCTGGCGGTTTCTGTCAACATATGGAAGGAAATCTGTTAACCAATCTGGTCTAATTGTCATATCCGTTGGTAGTGCTATAGCATTAAACATTCCAAAGTTTTTCTTCTTGAGAAAATAAAACTTTTTAACTTTATCTCCGGATCGGATAGGATACGATTCATGGTCCTCATAAGTTTTTAGGCACTCATTGTAAAGAATGGAAGCCCGGACCATGTGATACACTTTCTTCGGATCAGTTTTGAATACCTGCGTACCCTCTTCGACATCGTTGACGCCGGAAGGAACCCCTATGTCAAAAATGTCCCCATCCCGCAAAGAATTCTTGTAGTCTACAATGTCCCTTTTGATAACAATCCAACTTTCTCCCTTAAGAAATCTTTCGAAAAAATCCGTTAGTTTAATTCTAATGGCTTTGGGAATATTTGTCTTCTTGATCTGAAGACCCATGACTTTCATTTTGTCAACCTCTTTACCATCTAATTCAACCAAGTGTAAAATGTAATGTTTCTTTTTGACAAATATTCCCCGGTCAGAAACAATTTCTTTTTCTGCGACGATGTAGTTCTCTCTACCACCAGTGCAGTTAAAAGCCTTTTTCATGTATTGAGGATAACTCTTATTGACCTTCTTACAAATTGCATCAGATACAGCAGATACCTCTTCCGCCGTGATGTCCTCTTCGCCTAAACCGGAATAGAAATAAACGCTATTGTGGACTAAAATGTCATTTGCCATAAAATATGGAAAGGCCGCATCCTTCATGACAACATCATAAACATATTGTTCTTCCGGATTATCAATTTTTGTTATATTTTTAATTTTTGATCTTATAATCTTCTTATCCAATCTACAGTCTCCTTTTATCAGTATCACGGTTGATAGTTATAAAAACATCATCATTTTTCAAGTCGTCGGGGGCTATTTCAATGAATTGACCGTCCCGCTCTACTACCAATGAGTGGTCTTCTGTCACTGTGACAATTTTTCCACATTCCAACTCAATGCGAAATAGTGGTTTACTTATTTTGTGTCTGTATATCGTAAGAATTTCTTTATCAATTATTCTCTTAGTTTCTGGGTTGTAACATGGTGAATAATTGTTGTCTCCGTGCATCTTTATGATTTCTTTTTTGCCCTCCATATATGTACCGTATTTTGTCGAATGTTCTTTAAACCATTCTCCTACATTCTTAAATTCCCCATTGATTTCAATTACTGAAGATTCGACCACACTATCAGTATCACCATAAAGTATTGATTTTGAAGGATATTTGTACTCTCCGTCTAAAATAAGAGCTATTTTTTTAGCCATATGCAATAGGATGTTCTTACCGGTCTTGGTTGTGGATTCTGCGAGTCTAACATCGAAAAATCTGAAATATTTGTTTCCGAATACCCCATAGAGAGAATTAAGCTGAATCTTTTTCAAGTATTGTATATTGTCGTAATACTCGGCTTCCTTCTTATATCGTTCTTCGTTGGTTTCTTGATGTTTCGCATAAGCGTCAACCTTTTTCTTTTGATATTCGATTCGCTCGTCGAACCACTTCGTCAAGATACAGGGTATGACCCCGTCTTTAGCCTGATCAAAAATTGTCCCATGGCCACTTATTGCCCAGTTACGCTTCTCTAGAGCATTTCTCCATTCTGAGGCAGTCATGGTCTCATCATTTCCATCTTCGTAGAGCAGGGTAAGATGTATATCTCCCGATTTTTCTTGAATGTATTCAAACGCTTTTTCGTTTTCGAAGAATTGACCTATTATTGTTTCGGGTGAAATGTTGATGGCCCTCATACTAGATGGATATAGAGATTTAATGTCTACAGATGCAATCCATTCGTGTAGACCTATTTGTGGATCTAATACGAAAGCACCTTCAAACTTTGTACCATCATCAAATACATCATAAGGAGCATCCGGCAACACAAGCCTTTTGTCCTGCTCGTGTTTGCAGAAATTTAGAATAGCTGTGTCGGACGTACTAGTTGTTCCCAAAACCGCTGGAATATTATTGGTTGTCATATGAGAAAAGTTCAAAGCTAGGTCCATATACTTGAACTTCAAGTCAAGATGTTTCAAAATGTCTGTATCTCGAATGTTGTATCGTAAAAACTCGTCAAAATCTTCGTGATACAATCTATACAGAGATTTGTCGTAACTCAACTTCTGAAACCCATCTAGAGATTCTTCAGCAACGGATTCCAAAGAATAAGAATCACGTTCGCTCGCATCAAATTTCTTAACCATCTCCATGAAGTCTATCCAAATTCTCCCATGAGGTTTAACCACCATTTCCATTGTGCCGAATTTCTCGCGTTCGTCCACACGAACATCCAAATCGGACTCTGGAAAGTTCATCAACCTCGTATATTTTTTACCCAAGACTTTCATGGTTCTACTATAGATGTATGGGTCATCGAACCAGTCACTGTTCCAACCGCTAACGACATCACTGTCTTCTATCTCTTGATAAAAACGCGTCAACAATTCTTTTTCGTTAGATAGTAATTCAATCTTGGAATGATCAAATAAGTCTCTAGGAAGTTCGTCTAGTTGGACCTTAGACCATTCGCCCGTCTTCGGTCTTAATGCAAGGACGATAGATTCGTCAGTGTGTTTATGGTATAGAGCGATAGAACTTATTCTAGCATACGGGTTGTCGGGTCTAGAATGACCCCTCTCTGGGTCGTAATCAACCTCAATGTCATAGAAAGTTACATGAAGATCCCCGTCAAGGGGACTATTGTAATAGTTGTCACTCAAAACTTTGAGTTCGGGAGAAATATCAGATTCGTATATCTTTATTTCCGCTTCTCTCAATCTCTTCCTGCCGCCATAGAAATCATAATGGCTCGTAAACTCTATCTTTTCTAGTTTTTTTCCTGTAACGGAATAACATTCTTGGTCAGAATCTTCGTTCTCTACAAAAAATTCATATGGGGCATCGTAATATACAGCGACCCTCTTACCGTCTGGGCCTCTTTCCCAAACAATAACGTTTTTTCGGTCTTCTGTTAGTTGCGTAGAAAGATACATATAACTAATTTCACCTTTTGTCTCTTCGAGGCATGTAGTTAAACATCTTGGGGCAAAAAGATCAATCCCAATTTGAAGGGTTTAAATCGTAATCGTCTTTATTGAATTGAAAGTCCCCGGTGCTTCGTATCTGAAAATGTACTTGCGTGAGGCTTCCGAATGATACTTCTCCCACGTGGTAAACAAAATTTGGAGCAGACGGAAAAATAACTAATGTACCCCTCTCTGGACGAAAGTTGATATCAAAGTTGGGGAAATTTAGGTTCCCCCCATATACTTCAAAGAAAGGATCAAAATCTCCTTTGTCATTATAGTCGTTTAACCACAGTATTCCTGTAAAGTCAATAAGGTTTGATTTTTTCCAACCACCATTTTTTTGGTATTGATATGCGTCTACTATAGCTTCAGCTTTCTTATATTTGGTTGGATACCATTCAAACATCAATTGGTGTGTTCCCAGATATGTTGTATCGAAGTTTTCTTCTAAACTTGTCACCACTCCGTCAAACATCCTCATGATTCTTGTCGTGTTCAGGTTATTGTGGAAAATGCTCTTCCTAGGAGATCCGTCTTGTCCTATAATAGGATATGTGTTACGAACCCTCAAATCTTCTATGATTTGTTCACATGCTAGAGGGTTCAAGAATTCACGTAAAATAAGAAATGGTTTTTTCTTTTCCATTGAGACTATAATGTATTGTTTTTATGATGTTATTTATGACACACGAAAAAGTGTGTATCAATGTTCCTTTGCGATGATGATTTGTTCTGTGGGGTATTCGTCACTAGTCGTAACAATCGTAAACTTTTCGGAAACCCGTTGTCCATCACGCTTAAAATACAGATTTGTTTTCACACTACCATTTTCTTTACATATTCCAGCAAAAAACTTTTTGTCTCGGAAAGTAACATTCCCCATGATACAAGAATCATCCGATTTAACTTCATCATATTCTGTAACAACCAATAGATTTTGTTCTCCTAGTGTAGCAGTCTCTATCGTTTCAAATAGTTCTATTTCAACAAATCCCTCATCAGAAGAATCTTTCTCTATTCTTGATTCTACTATTGATACGTCTTGGACGCTCTCAGAGACGCTCTGGGGCTCTGATAGACCCAAAGCCTTGTCTATGGCCGCATAGAAACTTTCAGGCTTTGTATGCACCGCTATGCCTTTTTTATAACATACAATATCAACATTACCTTTACGGTGGTAGCCTTCCGGACAAAAAACAATTATATGTTCTGGTGGTTTGATTTCGGACAACTTCCCCAGTTCCATTAGGGTTATGGGGGCTTTGCTGTCTTTTGTGAAATAAACAACCGCAATATCACAGTTGTCTATATGTGACAGTTCCCAAGACACCTGTTCAAAAAATTTAGAATTGTTTATGTCTTGCTTCCAAGTTTCATCCCAGTCATTCCGACGGGGGTTGAACACCCCAATAGATGTTGTACTTTCGTCTTTTTTAGACTCTAGATGTTTTACTACTTCTGTTTGCCAATCCACCGCTGAACCCATATCGATAGCGCCAGCCAGAAATATGGTAAAGTCGAATTGGTCCAAAACTCTTTTTGGGGGTTTAATCTCCGTTACGTTCATTTATGCCTCTCCACGCATTCTTTTGTTTAGCCTTTGAACTGTCTTGGATGGTGCCCTTCTCTTCGCAAGTTGGGTCTTTCTGACTCTTTCTCCCTTTCTCATTCGTGAAGATTTTTTACCGGCTCGCACCTGCTTTGGGTCTTTTCGCATTCCGCATTTTTGTGGGTTTTTTACGAGTCTACCCTTTCTAGGCCCAGTCATACAACGGTATTGGCGGTCAAACTTGTTACCATAGCGTTTAAACTGTCGAGTGACTGTTCTCTTGGAACGCTTAACCGGTATTTCGGGAATCAGTGAACCATCTTCGAATAGTTCGTTTTCCTCAAACAGTTCAAACTCATCTTCTATCATTTCGAGAACATATTCGAGAACATATTCGATTCTCATCTTTGTTCTCTCCTATTGTGTATCGTTTGAGGTGCATTGTCATCTCCCTCTTCTTTCTCTCTTCGCTCTTCTTCTTCGCGCTCTTCTTTTTCTTTCTGATTTCGATGTGCCACAAGCCTTCTGTCAGAGGTGATACTCTGAAGCCTCAAACGTCTTTCCGCCGGGTCTTCGATCTGTTGGGCTTGTCGCCTTTTCACCCTCATGGTCATTTCGTTTTCCAAATCGTCTAGTTCTAATAGGGTGCCCAAAAACGATCCACCTTCAGAGACACTGCTTAATTTGTGACGGGCCAACTCCGCCATCTTTTTGGCGTCCTTTTCTCTCTCTTTCTGTGCCTCCATTTCTCGTTCCATTTTGGCAAGTTCGGTCTGTTTTGCCATCTCTTCTTTTGCGGCCATTGCAGTGTATTCAGCTTGCAACGCGCGAGATTTTTCGGCTTCTGCTTCTGCCTGTGCTGCTTGTGCTTCTGCTTGTTTAGTCAACATCTGGACAATATTTTTCAGTAGACCGCTGGCACCGCCCTCGTCTTCTTCCTCATCACCAAACTCAACACCCAAATCTTCTTCCTCTGGAAGTTCACTGTCTTCCGGTGTTTCGTCGTCGCCGTCACCAAGATCATCCATCCCGCCAGCATCGCCGTCTGTGTCATCCATGCCGTCCATATTGAATTCTTCATCATCAGAAAAATCGGCGTCGTCTTTCTGGAATTCTTCTTCACCGAACTCTGCATCTTCTGGATCAGAAACCTTGTCCGCATTGTAAACTTTATTAGTGGGTATTTCGGGAAACTCTACTGTGATGATATCAAACTGTTGTTTGAGGTTATATAGAACTTCTGCTATGGAAACTTCTCTTCCATAACCACCCCTGCCTGTCATCTTGTAATTTTCAAGCTCACCCAACTCTTGTGCTAAAGCAACCTCAAACTTTTCGGCCTGATCTCCTCTAACGGTAATTTTCATCAAGTTTCCGTCGTCGTCTTCTACCCCGTAAGTGGATGTATTGTTGTCTTCCATTCTACCCTGATTTCGAATACCACTAAGTTTAGAATATACTTGATCCAAAGATACGTTTTCTTTTAGCTTTTTAGGGAAAGGTCTACTAGAATCGACAAGTTTCATGTTTGCTTTGTTCTTGAGACGAGAGTTAAATTTTTCCATAAAGTCTAAAAAACTCCCACCCCTACGTTGGGTTGGGAAATCGTCTTTCGCGCCGTCTGTTCTTACGGCTATGGAGTGTGCTCCCACAGAACCGCTTGCTGCCGTTTCTTCTACTGTTTTTTTATACATAATCTGGTTAAACCATTGCTATTCATTGAATTATTTATAAGAACTGGTCGTCTTCGGTCAAAAGTCTAAACCTTATATTGCGTTGCTTGCACCAATGTTCTGCCGCTTCCCACTTCAAACGATTGACCATAAGAGTATATTCTTCGTTTGCCCGCTGTAACGGTTTTCTAGCTCTTGATTTTTGTGTTTGTTTTTTAGGCTTGATTTCAATCAATTCCCTGCGAATCTCGCCCATTTCATCACTAATCACAACGAACAAATCCGGAAGATATATGGAATCTACCAACATTCCGGTTGTGGGACTAGGCTTGCGGTATGGTATAGCGATTTCTTCAGACGCCCACTTGATTATGTAAGGGTTATTGTCGCAGAACTTGAATGCTTCTTGTTCCCACGAAGATCGAAAGAAAATTTGATTTGGGTCTCCTAGATATTTTTCTGGGTTTTTTGGTTGAAACTGGCCTTCAGCCCACCGCCCACCAGATGTGGGTCTATGCTTAGGCATTGTTATTCCTCTATCTTACCCATGATATCGCCAAACTTAAGCATGAGGAATTCGTTTCTTTCATGTTCTATACGCAACCCCGTACCCCTAGGGAAAAACACTCGGTCTCCCAGCTTAAGCGGAATACTCTCAACAACCCCGTGAGGGTTTCGGAATCCGGGACCCACTGCTTTGACGGTCCCGGTGTTACTATTGCCCGATCCACCGAGCAAAATTATCCCAGACTTTCTTTTTTCGGCTTCTTCGATTTCGACAAACACCTCGTCTCTTAGTGGTTTAAGCATAATATCTACTCCTTATATTGGCAGACATATTTATGGTATGATTTTAGTTTTGAAACTTAAAGGTGTGTAACTTTGTATCCGTCGTAAACAAAAGCAATATTGATTAAGGATACGTCAGATGCAGACATATCAAGTTCGTCTGCTATAATGTTTGTTATTTTGGGATTAAAAAATTCGTATTGTGTTTTCTTATCTCCACCATTCGACACGTGCCATAGTGTTATAGTTTTTATAATGCCCAATTCACTACCGTTTTGTAGTGCTTGAACAGTAGTAAGACCTCTTACACTATCAGCGTTGTTAGCGTCGGCTAGAGGACTGATGGCTTTCATGTAGCTGTCGACCAATTCATGACTTCTGTTGCTGGAATCATCATACAGAGTAACGTTCAGGACCGAAAAATCGGTTTTAGTAGCAACTTTAGTCCTATACCCATAATAGTTAACATCTTTGTAATTGATGATAGGGGTGATTCTACCTGCTGTCTTTACTGGTAGATAATTTGATTCTATTGACAATTCACCCAAAGACTCGGCATTGGGAGGAGAATTTTGACGAAATTGAAATTTGATAAAAAAGTTAAATTTTAGTTTTGGGGCTTCGCTAGAGGCAAATTTATCTGCGACTCTTGGTCCGGGAGCGCTTCCGTTTGTGTATAAAAGCGGGCCTGTTATTATACCAGTCATTATCTAATCACCAGTCTCTCTTTCGAAATTTTTAATGTTCTAACACTTTTTCTGAGAAAAGAAAGAACATCTTCATTGTTCTTTCTCAGGAATGTGCCGGAATTGACTTGATCAAACACTTCTACCAATCTAGTCTTAGTATTTTCATGTAGGTCTTTTTTATAGATGCTCAATTCAGATACAAGGTTTCCAATTCCCAAACTTTCCGAAACGAATCTGATCTTATCATCGGTTGTTTTCGCAAAATCCAAAGCTTTTACGCTAGCATATTGGGGAATTCGATCAAACAACAACACACTATTTAGATTTTTCCCCTTTTTTGATAAAGATACCAATTCTAGGAAGATAAGCCCCCTAGAGACCCTACCGCCGCCATAGTCTTTCTGCAAATCTGCGTAACTAAGGTCTATTTGTTGTTCAGGCTCGACGACAAAACTAGGACCGAAATCATTCACTAAAAAGGTTTGTGATTGTTGACTCAAGACTTCTCTGGCTTCATCGAAGTTACCTTGACGTATAGCGTATTGCACTCTAGCTAGGATTTTCATGTAAAGATACCACACCTTTATTTTATTTATAAAAAAAGGCCACATTTTTGTGGCCTTTTTTGTATTTTTCAATTGAGCTTTATATACTTTAAGCAGCGCCGCCTAGGGCAGACTTCGCTCTTCCACGGACTACCAAGTATGCATGGTCATAACGAACCGTCAGAGTGGTTTTAATTGTTTCAGACGCCTGATAATCTAGGTCCCCAAAATCAACATTGTTTAAAGCACACCCTTCAAGAAACCATTCTTCCAAAATTGCAGTTCCACCCGCGTTTGGGTGAGAACCATTCAACAATTGCATTATCATGGAAAACTTGTAGTCAGATCCTGCTTCTGCTTGGCCCAGATACAAACCACGATCCGGACCAATAAGTTTTTGCTGTACTTCCATTTGTCTCTGGATGCCCAAATGACATCTTCCACCCATATCTGGCTCTATTACGACCGTGATAGGCTGGAAGGTATACTTTCCTTGTAGAAATGCACGAGAGTTATATCTATCTAATTGAATTTCTTCGTATTCTACTTTTGGTCTATCAGCCGTGATGGCCATTGATGTAACCGCTCTTACGCCATCCCCATCCTGACCTCTCAAATTCATTTGAATTCTCCAGCGATTTTTATATAGAGGTTGTGAAATACCTTCTCCTAGGTCACCGGGGATTCCCATATCAGCGATTGTTGCCATACTCTTTAACTCCTAAGTATTTTAGTGTTCATCATTATTTATCGATTCTGATACTTTTTATTCTATAAATATCTTCGATCACATAAGGATAAACACATGGGCAAAAACCACAACAGGGCTTCTCTCGCTTTGCATGCATTCGTAGACAATCTGGACAATGCACATTATGACGCAAATAACGGAAAACTGGAATACAATTTGGGGGAAGTTATTCAAAATGGATTCTTTTCAAATGTTGATATCGTTATCATTCAAGGAAACTCCGAATCAATAAGAGCGGCCAAGAGGAAAGATTCTGATACATACGCCATAGTTATCCAAACTCCAACACTACCAGAAATTGGTGCGGTAGATGACTTTATTGAAAATAAAAAAATTGCAATACCAGTCATCAAAGAACTTGCAAAAATTGCTAATAATTTAGAGGATCAGGGAGTTGACGGTTCTGACCAACTTACGGATCATGAAAAAAGCAAAAAGTTCAACAGCAAAGATTTTTTCGAAAAAGCATACATGTTGGGTGTTGAGAAAATGAATCGTTATTTGGAACGGTTACAGGGTCAGATCGAAAGCCTTAACCGAAAAGCCGAAAATGCTGGTCTAGCGTCTAGAAAGGCTACTTATAAAATGGCTATAGACAAGTTAAAAGAAGAAACAATCGGCGAAGACGCCAAAAAGTTTTCCACAAAGTTCTATGAATTAATTGAAGAAGAACACCCGAACTTTAGAAAATATTTAGAATCTGAAAATAGAAAAAGATTAGAATCTAGGGTTAATCAATTTTACAAAAAAATTTCTTCTAGATTTAAAATCTAATTGCAGTATAATGACGACCCGCAAATGACAGAATACGAGAACAGGAGAAAAGAAGGGTGGTATCGAATATGGGATTGTGGAAGTAATAAATGGGTTTGGAATAAACCATAAAAAAGCCCCGCGAGCGGGGCTTTTTCTTTTCTACCGCACGGTTTATCTATTACGTGTTAGATGGTGGGTTTGCGATAATGCTACCCGGATCACCGATGTCTGCATCTAAAGCAACCACTCTAATAGTAACAGGGATAAATTCTACCGCTGTTACTGGCTTTAAGGCCACATCAATCCAAAGTTCCTTGCGCTGAACACGATCTGGAGTATTGTTGGAATCGTCACAAATTGTAGCGAAGTCGAACAATGCTCTAGTGTTGATCAATCCGAACAAGAAATTATCCACAGTAGTTTTCACCTGATCGCGAGTAATCTGATCGTTTGGTTCAAACAGGTAAGGGAACAACCCTCTACGAACTTCTCTTTTGATGTATCTCAACAATCTTTCGATGTTTACGGATTCTCTCAAAGATACGGCACCGTACACAGTTTTCTGGCCAAGAACCAAGATTCCTCTTCCGGATATGCGTGTGATCGGATTGATGTTTTTAGGAAACTCATACAGCGAATCCCTAGCACCAACATTGAGATCTTCCTCTACAAATGTGGTAGGACCCCCCAAGTTCCCAGAAACATAACCAGTTTTTGTTAGGTGAGGACATGATCCACGTTCGACACCCGCTGGTGCGTACCACAAGGCAGTCTCTCTATCATTGAAAGCATAGACTCTCAAGGCAGTAGAGGCCGAGGTGGTTAGAATGTTTCTACCGTCGAGATTAGAAGAAATTCCGTGACCATAGTAGTAAGCAGCGCCGGGATATGTGGTTCTTTCTGAAGAAAGAGCCCAAGTGGTAATACCGTTAAATCCAGTTGGCGGTCTGTCAAACGGGGTTTCACCGATTACAAATACTTCTTCCAACATGTCAACTGCCATCCTATTCAATTCGTCCGTAAGCTCGTGGTATCCCGGAGCTACTAGTAGGTTATATGAATAAGCGTCAGGGTTTCTCACACCAAGGGTCGGGTCATTGATTGCAGCTTGCATCTGGGCTACGATTTCTGCTCTTCTTTCAGCATCATTAATACCCAAACTGGTGAAATTCCTGAACTCTCTTGTCAACTCATACTCGTTAGCGGCAGTAGACAACAGTGCCACAATTTCTGGACAAGTGTACGAAGAACTGTCATCAATTGCATTATACAGACCAAAATAATCCCCAGTGGCAGCATTTTCATAGCCGTCGGCAAAAATTAATAGTTGGTCTGTGCCTAGACCCTGTACTGGGTCAGCTAGGAACAAGAATAGATTCAAGGAACTAAATAGTCCCGTCGCACCAGAAACGCCTTCTTCTATTTCAATACTTGAAGTGGCCCCAGACAAAGCAGAAGTTACTCTTAAACGACCCGCGACAAAATCTATAAAAGCGTCACCACCGAGTTCGGTGTTAATTTCGTCTATCAATTCTCCAAAAGTCTGAATAGCCGCACCATCTAGAGAAACCGTTTGCGGCACTGCACCTTCTATGCTAATGGTAAATGCGTAAGTGGTGGCATCGTTATTCAGTCCAGTAACATCATCGGTGGTTAGGAAGCCCCCGGTTGTATCAAATACTATTTCTTGGTACCCCGACCTAGCAACGTTGTTATCCTCTAAGAAATTTTGCTTGAAAAGATTGTTGTTTCCTGTTCTGTTCTTGGAAGAGAAAGAATATACGTTGAATAGGTCAGTAAGAGCCTCTTCAATCAAAAGTTTCGCGTCAGAACCAGCTACTTCTGTAGAGGCTGCTGGGCCATACAATTCGTTTTCTTCGTTGAACTCTGCTAGGTAATCTTCGAAAAGCTCGCAAACGTAATCAGAAGCTTCTGAAATTTTGCGTCCCCACAATGCACGGATTCCAGTAATAGAATCGTCCAAGTTCACGTTGGCACGGACAACATATGCTCTGTTACCAACTTCCAAAAATTTGTTTAACGCATCCAAACCGTATTCGTTTCTGGCGTCGCCGTGGAACGGTTGGCCATCAACACTTTCCAAATATCTAGGAATTCCGTATAGTTCAACGGCCTGACGGATAGACGTTACTTCTCTAAAAACTCCATACTCATATGTACCAAGTGCTGGAGTCACGCCGTCAGGCTGTGTTTTCTCGTCAGCAGTCGCAATGAAAATTACCGGAATTGTAGCCGCACGACCCGGAATGAAAAAACTTTGGTCGTCAATGGTTACACTTACACCGGGGCTAATTAAACTTGCCATATTTTATTCTCCTGAATTATCGCAAATGTTCAATGATATTTATTAGGCGTGTATTTGGAAATTGTAAATTTACCTAGGTGGTGGGTCTAAGTCATCAATATCAAATATATTTTCATAATCGTCTTCCATTCCACGGGACGCTGCTATTTGTTTTACTTCTTCAAAACTAGCAGCTTTTTCTAGATTTTGTATTCTCAATTTTATTTTCTGTATAATATCGTCTCTTACATTTACAGGAGCACTTAACCAAGCCTCTATCTGGAATGACAGATTCAACGAAAGTATTCTTCTTTCACCTCCTGCGGGATAATTTTCTTCATTGTCAATAGACATTAGCATCACTCGGTGTATTGCAGTGTGGTCGTCGGGGTCATCTGAGGTATACAGAAGAAGATCTGGATCAAATATTAAAGCTATTTGTTCGAGTATTTCATATTGATGAAACAAATTAGATGTTAGAATGTTAACCTCTCCTCGGATTCTCCACGGGATTGGTTTAAGTTTTTCGATTGTTCTTAGATCATCAGGGAAAACTCCCCCTCTAGGAAAAGTTACAGATTTATCTATGGTTCTCATGCCGCTCATACGATCCAGTGCCAATTCCATATCTGAAAACCGAACACTAAGAATAGGAAGTTTGACCGGTATATTGGGGGAGTTTCTCGCCATAATATGGGCTACTACCCTATCTTTGGAGCCATGAATAACTGGAACCCGTATCAAATTTGATTCGGAATTGAAATCGTTTTTCCCCACACTCACTTGAAGACCAGAAAAAATAGCCATAAATTGAATCAGATATTTTCTAATCTGCTCTTGACTGTAGTGACTGCTTAGACTGTTATTTTCTTGTACCATATGTTTTTATTCCACCATGTTCCCGACGATGAAAGCCTTACCTTTCTGTGTCGTGGAAAAACTTATCAATACCTCGTTACTATTTAGTATATAGAAGGATTTCCGTCCGGCTATTGTACTTATGGTATGATATCAGACGTTAAAATTTCAATAGAGCACAATGTTATTTCACCTGAAAACGCAAATCCAAGAATATCAATATTAGCACCAGTACCTATAATTCCAGATAGTCCGGTATATTCAAATATCTGGGGAACGCCATCCACCAATTCCATTGCTTGATACCCCGCCCCACCCGATATCGCATCAAAAGTCACTTGTGTGTCACCCGACACACCGCCTGTACCCGATGATGTTAATGTAAATCTAACACCCTGAATGTTAATGTTTTCATATGCAGGATTGATAACTATGTTCATACTATTGAACCCTTCAAAACTTTTCGTCCAACATGGGTTGGTGTATACCGTTGGGGTCTGTCCGTCACCCGTAGTT